GAATCATATTGTGATTCGTCTAATGCATAACCTTTCGAGAAAACACTAAGTTTGCGGTATAATTTATCCCAATTTCCTTTTAAGGGTGTCATTCCGATCGTAGACGAGGATGCCAAATGTGAGGCATACATTTTCTCATTCATATCAACAAACAATCGGTTACCATGCACGGTAGCATCTACGGCTCCGGCAGCAAACGTTCTAATTGAGTTTTCTGCTATCTTTTCGAGAGGTCTCAATTCCTCTTTTAAACTTGATGAAAATATTGTCGTCCAATTAGGATCACGGCCCAAGACTTCCCAGTCCTGTTCAAGCCATTCCAATATAAGTGGATCGTTTTCAAACAGATCACACTTTTTCGTAAATTCCTCATTAAATGGACATCCACTACTAGTACTCATATCAAGTCTTTGTATTGCTTCAGCCATTGGCAACACTTTTGAGTTTCCCATATACGGGTAAAATTGTCTAGTCATATACTCAAAAGCCTTATTTAATTTGTTAACGTCTTCAGGTAACATGTTAACTGTGGCTTTACCATATTTTCCAAGAGATTTGTAAGCAGCATCTTGGTTAGGGGTTGGTAATCCCCATTCAGTTTTAATTTCCACTTCTTCTGCATCTAAGTACATTTTTACTTGTGGATCAATTCCCTTTTTATTTTTATACCGCGGGAAACGGTTGCAGGCCCCCACGACCTCGAAGTAATCTTCTTTAAGATACTTCTGGTGATCCTCTGAGAGGTATCCGGAACCATAAAATTTCTTGATTCCGTTTGGCAGAGCATATCGCTCTGGGTACCGGGCCCAAAAAGGGCTGTCCGGCATCATTAACGTTTGAGGTGTTGGGGGCGCAACTGAAAATCCAGTCCAGAATGAATGGATTGTGCGTTGCTTTTCTGGTGTTCAATCATCGTGGCATTAACTGGCTCAAAACGGCCAAAATCGACTCCATTTCCGTGAGTCCAAAAGCCTACGATGTGACCTTCATGGTCTAATACAGGCGAAGTACAGTCACCAGCTCGAGTTTTGGCATTACACCATCCGAGTGGGCTGGCAAAACCAACAATTGAGTCGGGGGAGGCATTCAAGCCATTTCCATATCCGAAAACAGTTACAATTGAAGCGTCTTCCATAACACGGAGCGCTGAACTTCTAAAAGGGCTTGCAAAGCCGTTAACAGGGAATGTTGCGAGTTGATCTCCAACAACATACATATCTGAACCTTTAAAATTAATTGTGTGCTTATTATTTACTGCACGATAATTTATCAATAGGTCTTCAGAGAGTGAGTGTAAAACAACCCACATTTTAT